CATACGGTTCAAATTTGGTCAAATGTAAGTTATAGTTCTGGTGGACATTCAGTTTCAAACGCAATACAAACTCAAATATTAAGAGGTTTTGGAGCAGCGCAAACAACAACATCAAACATAGATATTAAATCATTCGTTCCTGATATTACGGTTGTTTCTTTTATCGAGGGATTGATAAAGATGTTTAATATTATGGTTATACCACAAAGCGAAACATCATTTTACCTGCACCCGTTAACAGATTATTACAACGATGGTCAAAATATAGATATAACAGAATATGTTATCACAGATAGCATAGATATAAACCCTCCGCAGTTATTTAAAAGAATAGCGTTTAAATATGAAAAATCAATTAATTTGTTAAATGAGTTTTTTAGAAGTGCGTTTAATAAAGAATACGGTGATTTAAATTTTGAGAATCAAAATAGTGCATTTTCTGAAAAGTACGAGGTGGCTTTACCTTTTGAAAACTTTATGTTTGAAAGAGAAACTGCAACGGATTTTATGACCGCAACGATATTTGACAAAGACCAAAACGCTTACGTTCCAAAACCATCTTTAATTTATTGCAATGGAGCGCAAACAGTTGATCCTGACATTAAAATAGCAGACAATACAACTACAATAGATATTGATAGTTATGTAAGATTTTCAAACGAGTTACCATTAGCAGGTTCAGATGTGGCTTACACTCAATCATTAAATTGGGGCGCAGAAGTTTCAGCTTGGGATTTAACTACAAACTTTACCGGATTGTATGCAAAGTTTTATAGTAGTTATATTGAGAATCTATTTAACCAACGCACTAGAATTTTAAAATTAAAAGCGATGCTTCCAACTTCTTTGATTTGTTCAATACGATTAAAAGATAAAATGATAGTATCAAACAAGCGATATATTATTAATACGATGACTCCCGAACTCACAACTGGGGAAACTTCCTTTGAATTGATTTTAGATAATTCGCCAACGCTAACAGGAGCGCAAAGTGAAATATTAAGACTATCAAATTTAAACACATTAGATTTAGATAATACAGCGCAAGTAATAGAGGTGCAAGTATTTATAAAAGAGTTTGATTTGTGGAGAGCAAAAAATGCAGTCGGTTTTTTAGTAGGTAGCTATTCATTTGGCACTAACTTTTACGAAGATGGTTTGTTAAGCGTTTCAGTTCCTGCAAACGCAACGGGGTTAGTGAGACAAGATAATATATTATTTGAGTTTTTTATAGGCGCAACAAGTACTAATTTTTCAATACCAGTAAATCAAAATGCTTAGACAAATATTTACACTTCTTAGAGAAGTGCCAAACAACAGCGGAGAGTTAATCGCAATAGCAAAAGGTAAAAATCAATTTCCTAAAAATTGGAAACAAATTAAAACAGCAGCAAAATGGCTATCACAAAAATAGTAGACTTACAAGTTAATAGTAATATTGACCAAACAACGCAAGATGTTAAGCAATTAAATACAGCTATTCAAAGCGTTGATAAAAGCGCAGACAAAGTAGGCAACTCTTTAAGTAAAGCGGGTGCAGCAGGAAATTCATTTGGTGCTATTAAAAATATGGTTACTGAATTAAACCCAGCTTTAGCAGGAGCAGAAAAGGGATTTGGTGCAGTATTAACGCAAATGTGGGCAATGGTTGCAAATCCTATCGGTGCTGTTATTGCTGCGCTTGTGTTAGGACTTACTGCGTTGTATAAAGCCTTTACTTCAACAGACGAGGGAGCAGATAAGTTGGAGCAAATGATGAGCGGATTGTCTAACGTTATGGTTGTAATTCGTGATCGGTTTTTAAAGTTTGGCGAAGCGTTAGCGAAATTCTTTTCGGGTGATTTTAGCGGGGCGGTTAAAGATGCAAAAAGTGCTATCTCAGGAGTTGGTGATGAGATTGCAGCCGAGTTTAAAAAAGGAGCAGAAGCGGCTAAATTACTTCAAGAAGTTGGCGATGCAATGCGTGATTTAAAAGTTGCACGTGCTGAATTAAATAAAAATTTAGCTGAATCAAAAGAATTACTTTCAGATGAAAATGCAACCTACGCACAAAAGAAAAAAGCGATTGAGGAAATAAGAAAAGGAGAGGCAGAATATACAAAAGACGCTTTAGAGAACGCACGTAAAACATTAAGAGCAGCGCAATTAAATAAAAAAGCATCAGCAGATGAAAGAGCCGATGCAATCGCAGACGCAAAAGCTGAAATTTTAAACTTAGAAGCGGAAAGCGCACAAATATTAAGGTCAGCAAATAAGCAACAAAAGCAACTTAATGCTCAGATGGCTGCCGAGCAAAAAGCAAACCAAGAAGCAGAATTGGCTAGACAAAAAGCAATATTAGATAAAAGGTCAGAATATTTAAAAGGCACTTTAGAATATGAGGATAGTTTATTAAAAGCATCTTATAAAAGCCGTCAGGTTGCGGATGAAAACGAGTTAAAATGGAATAGCGCAAAAATAAAAGCCGAGCGTGAAAAAGATATTGAAGCAGCAAACACAAGGGCAGCAACTAACTTAGCTATTGCAAATTCTGAAAAATTTTCTTTTGATCAAAGATTAGCAGCCGTTGCTTCACGTGAGGAAATGGAAAGCCAAATGGTATTTAAAAACGAAGCAGACAGAACAAAATTTAAAGAGGAAAACGCAAAAGCTAGGGAGGAAATTGATAAGGCAGAAGCCGCTGCAAAAATGAAAATGCTATCGGCAATAGGAAGCGCGTTAAATACTGCATCGGAATTAGCAGGGAAAAACACTTCGGCAGGGAAAGCCTTAGCAATAGCAGCCACAACAATAGATACTATTCAGTCAGGAGTTTCTGCATTTAAAGGAATGGTTGCAGCCGTGCCAGGTCCAGTTGGTATAGGTTTAGGAGTTGTTGCAGCGGCAGGGGCGTTGGCGTCAGGAATAGCGTCCGTTAAAAAGATTGTAGCTGTAAAGGTGCCTGGCGGTGGTGGCGGTTCTGTTCCGTCAGTTGGTTCTGCTCCAACGGCAGGAGGAGCTGGAGGTTCTGCTACGCCTAACTTTAATGTGGTAGGTAATAGCGGAGTTAATCAATTAGCGGGAATAATGGCAACAAAAGATCAAACACCCGTAAAAGCCTATGTAGTTCCGAGCGACGTTACAACGGGGCAATCACTAGACAGAAACATTATTAGAAATGCGAGTTTAGGATAAAAATACAACAAAACAAACTATTTAACGATAATATTTTAAAAGCACTAAAAAATGAAGATTGTAGAACTTGTAATTGATAACGAAAAAGATGGCATTGATGCTATTTCAGTAGTTGATAGACCAGCGATTGAATCGGATTTTATTGCGCTTTCATCACAATTAGAAGTGGAATTAAAAGAGGTAAACATCGAGAAGAAAATCTTAATGGGTGCTGCATTAATTCCAAACAAAAAGATTTACAGAAAAGAAAACGGTGAGGAGTTTTATGTATTTTTTAGTGAGCAAACAGTACGCAAAGCATCTGAGTTATTTTTTATAAATAACAATCAATCTAACGCTACACAGCAACACGAAAAAGAGATTGAAGGAATGACCGTTACAGAAAGTTGGATTGTTGAAGACAAAGAAAAAGACAAATCTAATTTTCACGGTTTTGACGTTCCAGTTGGTACATGGATGATTTCGATGAAATGTAATAACGATGCAGTTTGGGAAGATGTTAAAAGTGGAAAGGTAAAAGGATTTTCAATCGAGGGTTATTTTGCAGACAAAATGCAGATGAAAGAGGAGCAGAATTTAATAGAACAAATTAAAAAAATTCTAGAAAATGAAAAATAATTCAAGTCCGACAAATAATAAAAGAGGGTGTTTGTGTGCAGATGAGGAAACGTACAGCCGTGAGTGCTGCAAAGGGGAATTAATCAATCAAGGTATTGGTTCATTAGAGAATCAAGGAACGAGTGTAATTATTAATTTATAAATCAAAATGGAGTACAAAAAAACGTTAAATCAAATCAAAGCAATTTTATCTATTCAAGTTAAATTGGAGCAGATGAAGTTGGAAGATGGTGTTACCGTTGTTGAAGCGGAATCTTTTGAGCCTGATTATTCGATTGGTATTGTATCTGAAACGGGAATTGTTGCTATGCCAGTTGGCGAGTACACAACTGCAGACGGTGCGATTATCGTAGTTGAACAAGAGGGAATTATCAAAGAGGTTAAAGAGGCAAGTGCGGAAGTAGAAGAAGCAAGTGCTGAAACACCTGAGGAAATTGTTGCACCTGAAATGGAAGCAACACCTAAAAAAATTGTTGAATCAGTTTCTAAAGAAACTTTTTTCGCAAAAGAACAAGAGTTGGAAGTTGAGAAAACAAAAAACGCAAAATTAGAAGCGGAATTAAACGAATTGAAAGTTCAATTATCTGCCGCTCCTGCGCCTTTGGTTTACAATCCTGAAAACGAAAAGAAAGTGGAAGTTAATTTGCTACATAGCAAAAGACCTGAAACAACACAAGACAGAATTTATAAAAAACTATTTTCAAAAAACTAAACAACAATGTCAAGAACAATCACATCAGTAAGTAACGATCCTTTATTAAGTCGTTCAAAAGAAACAACGGTTACTGCAACTACTACTTTTACAGCAGCAGATGCGTCAGGAACTTACAACGTAGCAACAGACGCTATCGTTTTAAATTTGCCAACAATTACAGCCGAAACTATCGGAATGGAATTTTCATTTAGAAACACCGGAGCAGATGGAGCTGTATTGCTATCAATTGATCCGTCTTCAACAGATGGAATTAACGGAAGTATTGCAAACGCAGCAGCAGACGCAGTAGCAAGTGGGGTAGTAGGTAAAAAATTAAACAACACAAAAGCAACCGCAAACAATGGCGACTATGTTATACTAAAAGCAGTAGCATTGACAAAATGGTTTATCGTTGGTGGTGTTGGAATTTGGGCTTCAGAAGCATAATCATTAATCAAAAAATACATATACTAAATGACAACTACTAGCATTACAACGACTTACGCAGGAGAATCAGCAGGGAAATATATCTCAGCAGCATTGCTTTCTGCTCCAACCTTAGAGAAAGGATTGGTTACAATTAAACCAAACATCAAATATAAAGAAGTAGTTAAGAAATTAACACAAGGTTCTTTGTTGAAAGATGGAACGTGCGACTTTGACGCTACTGGAACAATCACATTGACCGAGCGTATTTTAGAGCCAAAAGAATTACAAGTAAATAACCAACTTTGTAAAAAAGATTTCCGTTCTGATTGGGATGCGGTATCAATGGGTTATTCTGCTTTTGATACTTTGCCTCCGAGTTTTGCAGATTTTTTAGTAGCGAATCACGTTGCTAAAGTAGCTGCCGAAAACGAGGTAAATATTTGGAGAGGTGTTGCTGCAACAAACGGACAATTTAACGGATTTACTACCCTTTTGTCTCTTGACGCTGCATTACCTACTGCAAACGAAATTACAGGAACAACCGTTGACGCTACAAACGTTATCGCAGAACTTGGAAAAATTGTAGATGCTATTCCTGCGACATTGTACGGAAAAGAAGATTTAACAATCTTTGTAGCACAAAACATTTACAAAGCATACATCAGAGCGTTGGGCGGTTATGCAGCTAACGGAGTTGGATCATCAGGTACAGATACAAAAGGTACACAATGGTATTCAATGGGTAGCGGTTTAATGTTTGACGGTGTTAAACTAGAAATGACACAAGGTTTAGCTGCCAATACAGCGGTTGCTGCACAAAGCGAAAACCTTTATTTTGGAACTGGTTTGTTAAACGATACTAACGAAGTAAAAGTTATTGATATGGCAGACATCGACGGATCACAAAACGTAAGAATTGTTATGAGAATGACTGGCGGAGTTCAATACGGAATCGTTGAGGAAATTGTAACTTACGGAATCGTTAATTCTGCTAACTAATTTAACTGAATAACTAACTTGAAAGGTGGTGCGATAAACACCACCTTTTTTTATACAAAAAATATATTATGGCTTGTGATTTAACACTAGGAAGAAAAGAAGTTTGCAAAGACGTTATAGGCGGTTTAAAGGCTGTTTATTTTGTAAACGATGGTGATGCAACTGGGTACACTTATGACGCAACAGATACAGATGTTATCGATGCGGTTGCAGGTACGCCAACAGCGTTTAAATATGATTTGAAAGGAACTTCAAGTTTTGTACAAAATATTAAATCTGACCGTAACAACGGAACGACTTATTTTGAGCAAGTAGTTGAGTTGGCTTTAAAAACATTAACGCCAAAAATGCACAAAGAATTAAAATTGATGGCATACGGAAGACCGCAGGTTATTGTAGAAGATAACAACGGAAATTTATTTTATGCGGGTTTAACTAGAGGTATGGAAGTAACGGGTGGTACACTTGTAACTGGTGCTGCACTTGGCGATATGTCAGGGTACACAATTACGTTATCAGGTGATGAGCCAGTTCCTGCAAACTTTATCGGAGTGAGTTTATCGACTGCTGGATTTACAGTTACAGCAGGTGCTTAAAACTTAAATTGAACAAACTTAAAAGCGATAGGATTACTATCGCTTTTTTTAATTTAAAACAAAATTGAGTTTTTTACGATAATAGGTATATGATGACAGCAAACCCTGACAATGCGTTGCATACTTTCAAATTCATTCCTATTGGAAATGATGTAGCGACTATTGTTATTAAAAATGTTTTAGACAATACAACTTACAATTTTACTAAAAGTCAGGTGTATTTACAGAAATATTACTTTGTGCTTTTAAACGCAGATATGACTTTAACTGTAAATGATAAACTTACATTTGAAGCGTTTAACACAGCAGGAGATTTAGTGTTACACGATATGATAATTTGCACCGATCAAACAATATTAGACTATACAATTAATAAAGACGTTTACACGCAAAGAGTAACGACTAACCAATTTGTAACCAATGAGCAGTAACGTAAGATTTATTCAATTAGAAAGCTACAAAAGTCCAAAGATAACCGAGAGCAAAACAAAAGACTGGGTTGAGTTTGGCGATACAAATAATCAGTTTAATTATTTGATTGATTTGTATAATTCAAGCACTACAAATAGCGCAATTATAAACAATTTTGTTAAATTGGCGTACGGAAAAGGATTGAGTGCAACCGATGGCAGATTAAGACCTAACGAATACGCTAGATTTTTATCGTTAGTAAGCAAAGAAACTATAAAAAATGTAATTACAGACGCTAAAATGTTAGGTAATTATGCTTTTCAAATGATTTATGACGGTAGTAAAAGACTTGTGCAAGTTGAACACGTGCCTTTTCAGTTATTAAGAGCGGGTAAATGCAACGATAAAGGCGAAATAGACACGTGGTTTTATTCAGATAATTGGGCAGATACTAAAAAATTCCCACCAAAGCCGATTCCTGCCTTTGGTTTTGGCGGTCAAATACAGATTTTAAAGGGTGGAAATTATACCGTAGGACAAAAATACTACTCAAACGTAGATTATTACGGTGCTTTACCTTATTGCGTACTAGAAAAAGAGGTTGCAGATTACTTAATTAACGAGGTGCAAAACTCTTTTAGTCCTACAACGGTAGTTAATTTTAATAATGGTGTGCCTGATCCTGAGAAAATGGAGTTAATGGTTGCTGAAACTGAGAGAACATTAACGGGAGCAAATGGGAAAAAGGTAGTTATAGGATTTAATTCAGATGAAACTAAAAAAACCACCGTTGATAGCATACCTTTAAACGATGCTCCAGAACATTATAAATATGTAAGTGAGGAGGCGATGCACAAAATTATGTTGGGGCATAATGTAACATCGCCTTTATTATTTGGAATTGCTACAAGTACTGGATTTTCTAGTAATGCCGATGAATTAAAAAATAGTCATATCCTTTACGAAAATATGACTATCAAACCGTTTCAACAAATGATACTTGACACGCTTGATATTATTCAGATTGAAGCGCAAACAAGTTTGAATTTAATTTTTGATTCTTTACAACCTTTAACTAACGACGGTGAACTTACGCTAGATGAGGGAAAATCTGTAATAAATTCAATCAACACGCTTAGTCCATTAGTGGCAAATAAGGTTTTGGAATCTATGACTGCGAATGAAATTAGAGCGTTGGTGTTATTACCACCCGAACAAGGAGGCGGTAACTTAAAACCAACAACAACTTTATCTAGCGAAGTAGAAACGCCTTTTGAATTTGCAGACGCTTTAATTAATAAAGGTGAAACTGTTGGTGCTGATTGGATTTTAATCGATGAAAGTGATGTTGATTTAGAATTAGAAAACGATTTTGATGCCGAGATTGAAAGATTGAACAAAGAACAAAATCCTAGTTTATTTCAAAAGTTTGCAAAAGCGATAACAGCTAGACCAAACAGCAAAAGCGAACAAGATAAAAAAATCGAGGGTTTAAATTTTATAACTCGTTATAAATATACTGGCAGCACAAACCCGCAAAGAGATTTCTGTAAAAAAATGATGTCTAGCGATAAGATTTATCGTAAAGAGGATATTGTAAATACTGATTCAAATGCAGTTAACGCAGGATTTGGACACAACGGACAATCTTACAATTTGTTTTTGTTCAAAGGTGGAGCAAGATGTCATCATAAATGGGTGCGTCAAACTTATGTAAGCGGAGTAAAAGTAGATGTTACAAATCCAAACGCTACAACTATTTCAGTAGCAAAAGCAGAACAAGCAGGATATAGAGTTAGAAATCCAAAAGAAGTGGCAATGATGCCTAAAGATATGCCTAACGAGGGATTTTACCCAAACTAATTAAACTATGGCAATAGCAATTTTTGTAAGTACAGACGATGTAAAAAGATTCACTGCATTAAACGGAAACGTTGATGTAGATAAATTTATTCAATTTGTTAAAATAGCACAAGATATTTACATTCAAAATTATTTAGGCACTAAACTATTTAATAAAATTAGTGATGATATATTAGATAGTGATTTGCAAGAGCCTTATTTGTCGCTTGTAAACGACTATATTAAACCAATGGTTATACAATGGACAATGGTTGAATATTTGCCTTATGCATCTTATATTATAGGAAATAAAGGATTGTACAAACACGGTGCTGAAAACAGTCAAAATGTAGATAAAAGCGAAGTTGATTTCTTAATTGAAAAAGCACGTGATACAGCGCAACATTATACACGTAGGTTTATTGATTTTATGTGTTTTAATAGCAGCGATTTTCCTGAGTATTTGAGTAACTCAAATAACGATGTTTACCCTGATAAAAATGCAGACTATGGCGGATGGTATTTGTAAAAGGCAATATGAGCCGAAAAAAGAAAACGTAAAGAAACTAGAAATATTTTTAAAAAAAGTAGAAGATGGCAGGATTAAACTTCCAACATTACAAAGGCGACACGTTTGAAGAAGTCGGTTTTAGAATTAAAATTGATAACGTCGATTTGAATCTTACGGGGTTTGTAATTCGTATGCAGTTACGTACTGAATGCGGAGGTATAATTGCGCTGGATTTAACAACCGTTGCAAGTGCAGGATTGACAATTACAAACGCTGCACAAGGACAATTTAAAATCAATAAACAGATCATTGATATTGACGCTGCTAATTACAAATACGATATTCAAATCAAAGAAGCGGATAACGATGTTTATACTTGGATAAAAGGAGA